AACTATGCAGCTTGTCATGCTGTCTAGTAATCATAAACGTTTTATATGCTGTACCGCTAGCTGTTGCCGCAGTACCACCTTCAGTCAACGGATTAACATCATGCATTACAATACAACCACGTGGTGATAAGCAGCTCAAAGAATTATCTAAATCTATACTTACTTGTTCAGCACTATGATCACCATCAATATAAATCAAATCATAGACACAGTTATTATGTTTAAAGAACTCATCTGAAGTTCCAATAAAATACGGCAAATCTGGAGCAAATTTGCTTACATCCACACACATTTTTCTCTCGCAGTTTACCTCAGACCAAGTAGCGCCAGACCTGTTCTTATCACCATAGAAAGAAGTGGCACCTGGTCCTAGTCCAATCTCCAAGTAGGAAGAGTATTCATTAAGCTGTATGATATGATTAATCAATTCAAATTTATATGTTAATATCATTTCAGTACTTCATTTAAAACTCTCAATATATTAAGAGCTCTTGCTCCTGTTGTACCTACTCTGTAGAGCCATTGACGCTGAGTATAGAGTAAATCCAGATAAGTTTTTGTCGGCTTGTTATTCACAATAAGCATACTCATTATATATTCCAATTCTTCACGAGTGCTATAGCTCAAACAAGGCAAATGCTGAGGAGTGCATAAAGCTGGTTTTTTATTGTAGCAAAAAGTATTTTCACCTATTTTATTTCTTCCACTTCTCAACATTCCATGGTTGGCCACCTGCATAATGGCGAATGACAATATCCTCATCTCTTACTTTGTTAATATTAAATCTATCGCTGGAGTTCCATTCATGTGTAGCGTTCCAACTAGCAGGTAGTATCTCTACATGCTCATTTAGTTCATCTAGAGTATAAATGGTATCTTCTGTTTTTGCAGAATGAAATCCATTATTCGGAAGCTCAACAAAAGGTATATCCGAATGACGTTGAATACCAGCGAGCGAATACCAGGAAGCTTGCTCTCTAAATTGATTCCAAAAGCTCGACATGTGGTTATTAAAAGCAATGTGCGGGGTCTCTATATCTTTCAGCTTTTGATAACGCTCTTCACTTAAAATATTATTAATCAACTGACGGGACCAACTATTAACCTTGATTGAATAGTTACCCATACAATGTGTATTGCCGCTATCTATAGAATATGTAAATGATTTTCTGGATGCATAGTCTTTATCTAGCTGTACAATATACATATCAGCATCCAAATGAGTTACTATATCTCCATCTACTATCTTATTGTTATTGATAGCATCTCGTAAAATAGTAAACTTCCACCATGTAGGATTATTTCTAAAAGTCTCAATATGGTGTTCGTTACGTACTTCAACATATTTAAACCCATGCTTCTCACAATAGGCCCTATTACGGGGTGAAATTTTGGTATCAAAAATTTGTTGCCGGTTATCTTTATACCTAGCAATAACAAATAAAATCTTTTTCATATTATATTTTTGATCTCCCTATATATACCCTCACACGCCCCAGATAGAGAGAAGTATTCTGTATATACCCTCTTGCCTACAGCAAGCATAGCCCGCTGCCTTTCCGGTGTTATTTGTAAAAGTATCTCCTTTAATTTAGGTATCTGGTCTATTTTAACCAGTACGCAAAAACTATGCCAATCTATAAAATTGCTAAACGGGAAAAAATCTTTGTCATAGACAAAGACAGGTATACTATTTAACTGTAAAGCCTCGTAAAGTCTGAAGCTCTGCAAACCATACCCTCTTGGGCACAGTGTAAAGGTTGAGCGTTGTGTTGTTTCAATAAATTCTTTTAATTGATCTCGCTGTATAACATTAGACCATCCTCTTGGCTTTGTAAAGTAAAAAGATGGGTCATTCTGAAAATATTCGTATAATTTCAACCTACATGCATATTTGTCGTTGTTTAAAATTGTACCAACAAATGAACAGAGGATATCTTTATCACAAGGCTTGATATATGTAGAGGGCAGAGCTGAGCATATTAATGGAATTGGTATGCCTGGCTTATTGCCACTTGCAACAAAATTAATTGTATCGGTTGGTAAAGTTTCCTGTATTCCATCATCAAACTGACATACGGTAAAATATTTTATATCCTTTGGTAAGTAATTAATATACTGTTGAATAGCATCGTTCGGTATCCCGTTAAGATAAAGAGTAGTCCAATATGCTGGTATCAGAGTTACTCCCAATTTATCAAAGCGTAATTTATTTTTCTTATAAAACGAATAGAAGTACTCCTCCAGATACGGTCCAACATGATAGGGTGGATATGTTGGGTATAACGGTGCTGGTCTTAAGGCTTTAAAATCAACGACCATTTACTTTTTTCTTTACTATGTCCAGTAGCTTTAGTTTATTGTCAATACCGGCTGTCCAATTTGCATGGTGTATAATAATGTCCTTTGGCACGGTAAAATCTTCTGATTGTGGCGTCCAGCTGCCACGGCATGCACCAAATTTATTTGGTGAAGCAGCAACATGTCCATATGTCCAGTAGGCGGCAGGCATAAACGCCCAGCGCACTGCAATGGATGGAAATTGTGCAATATTCTGTAGCAAATAATTTGCTAACACTTGCTCTTGACTGAACTGTTGTGAGTCAAGATTGCCGAGAACAGTCTTAAAGAAAGCTCGAGTCTGCTTGTTATTTCGAACTGCAAAAAAACCTGTATTCACACCGCCAATGACATCATTCTGCCAAAGAATATCCAGATTCGACATTCGTGTAATGATATCTTCGTAAAAGTCTTTAAAGAATTGAATATCCGGGTCTATAAACATAAAAATCTCATCGTCCTTACATTCCTTTATCTTCTCATAAAAGCAAGTAGACTTATCACGCATTGTCTCTTTCCAGCCAGGTGATTCAAAGCTGGCTGTAGCACAATGTTGCGGTCTATGCAGTACAGTCAGCTCTATTTCTTTTCGAAATGGAAATGTAGGCATAAAATAGTCTGTCAGAAACCTTTTATGAGAGTCAGTAAAGAGAGTGTATGCTTTAATAATCACAGTATTATTATATCGATTGTCAAATGTTTTGCAATCAACGATAAGACCAATAGTTTTGCTTAAACCATTCTTCGTTAAAATATTGTTTCTCTAACTCTAGTTCATCTTCATGTGGTGCCCAATAGTTTTCACCTGGCCGCTGCAATAGGACATGAAAGAGATAGTTATGCCACATATCAGAATCAAACTTGTAAGGCTTCCAGAATATGCCATTATTATAGTCTAATTCTGGTGATGGTAAATGTGCATCATCTCCGTGTATCTGATGAAATGTTGGTACAGGCCATTTGTTACAAAGTGTAGAATTGCCATACTTCATGCATAATGTTGCATAGTGAACATCCCAAGGTGGTGTACCAAGGATATATGTTGGGAATTTATCTCTATTAGCCAACCACCACGATGTCTTAATGCAGAATGTATCAAAACCAGCGACCTGATAATGGCTAGCAACAATCTTATCATCAAACGACTTTATAGGTTCAATAGCTAAGCGTGATGTTGGATATGTTTCATAATCTGTTGATTCGACGAATTTAAAATATCTATCTGAAATAATAATATCATCATTTGTGAAACAGAAATACTCATAATTTAGATTTGCAAGACTATCAAAAAGTTCTTTGAGCATGGGTATTGTGCGCTTTGAAGTACCTGTGATATAGTCATGATTTGTCTCTTTAAGACAACGCAATGTCTTAAACCCTTCATGCAATCTGCCCTGTATACTGTTATCTGCGAATTGTAGATTAAAGAGATCGATATTCGGAAACTGTTTTTTTAGATCTACCATGGAAGACAGAGCCAGATCTGTACGATTACTTTTTCCAAAAACATTTAAACCAAGAGCTATTTTCTTCATGAAAGTATATAGTGCTCCACATGTCTTAGATCATCGAGAGATGCACCACCGCTATAACTTATTGCAGAAGCCAAATCTTGTCTGATCTCTTCTAACTTCTGCGAGTATGTCATTGTATTTTGAGGAATTCGCTTGAGTGTACCTTCAATATGTACATGCTCTATCTTGTTGTGTGTGGATGCTGAGCCATAGTAAAGCTTGTATGTTGTACCGTCTTCACCTGCAACAATATCAGAAGGACTATCACTACATTCAGCAAAAATTGAACCACACATGACCATTGTAGCTCCTGCTGCTATGGCCTTGGCAATGTCTCCATTGCAGCGAATGCCACCATCGGCAATAATAGGAAGTCCTAGATGTGCACTAGCAATTTCCTGTATACATGTGAACATTGGCATTGTAAAGCCGGTTTTATCTTTAGTTGTACATGCATTACCCTGGCCAATACCTACCTTGATTGCATCTGCACCAGCATCCTTTAATTCACGTGCACCTTCTGCTGTGGCTATGTTCCCGGCAATTAAGAAAGTCTCTGGCAGTTCACTCTTGATAAACTCCACCATTTCCAAGGCTAGAATAGAATGACCATGAGCTATATCAATAGTAATATACTCTGGTTTAATATCAGACCGCTTGATAAGATCAATCAAACGCCTATCTTCAGCCGTTACCCCAACACTAATTGAAATAAAATGCGAACCGCTAATGGCACGTCGCATGAACGCAAGCGTATCATCAAATCTATGCATGATGTAAAAGCAGTTTTCCTGGGCTAGACTGTGTGCAAGCTTGGGATCAATTGTACACCGCATATTAGCTGGAATGATCGGAAGTCTGAATCTACGCTTCCCCAGAAGTACACCTGTATCTGCAAGCGAGCGCGATTTTAAGATACCTTTTTTCGGTACCAAGCAAATATCTGCATATTTGTAAGCAATCTTAGCTTCGCTTCGCATATTTCTTATAGATGTTTTTCATGATTTTTTTTACCTGATCTGGAGCAGTGTCTGGTACCGCACCCTGCCATGCAGGTAAATAGCCATGTTTCTTTTTGAAAATATCTACACCCTTTCTGATATTATCTTGCCAATCCTTTCGAGGTCTAATGGCACTACTATTTTCCGAACATTCAATTTCATCCAGATAATCCATGCTGTTGGCCAGATCTGGAAAATTCCAATATGGTGTGCAGAACCCTGCTTTGAATATGCTATAATCATGATCCACATGTTCAAATGCATTTGTATAAGCTTCATCGATCAGACCCACTTTCTCCAAAACCTCTTTTGTATAATAACAAAATGCACCAACGCTGTGTGCATTTATTGCAATCTTTACTGTAGGATATTCAACAACAAATCTTGGACACGCCGGTCCACCTGAAACGCCATTTTTATTTGCTGGTCCATGGTAGCCAAAATTAAAATGCTGTATGCCTGTTTCATTTCTAGCACGAATATATTCTCTGAATACATCAGGGTTCTTAACAAGAATATCATCTTCAATAACAAAGATATCTGTGCATCCTTGATCCAATAAATATTTAAAGATTTTGTTCTTACTCCTACCAACACCAATATTTTTCTGGTTATGAATATATTCGAATTGTTTCTTAGCTTTGAGTTTATCTATATCCTCAAAGTCTGCACCATCATTTACCACGACTAACCTATCAATATAGTCTGGTATTGTAGATATGCATTTAATAAGAAATTTTGGCCTATTGCAAGTGACTATTCCTACGCCTATCACGTGAATTATTATAAGTTAAAATAACCATATTGCAACCTATTGTTCTACAATAAATAACTCATATGCCAGCATTTACTAATGTAAACATTAAAGATCTTACACAGATTGAAGAAGTAGTAAGCGGTAATTTACTATTGATTGAGACGGAGACCGGTACAAATACTATTAATTTTGACAACTTTGTTGTTGGACCTGATAATGTGAGCTGGTACACAGCGTTCGAGACTGTCAGCGGACAGGTTGCTACATTGAGTGCTGATTTGGGTAACGTCAATTATACAGAAAGATCGCAATTATCATCTTTAAGCGCTGAAGTGCAGCTCTTGGAAACACAATTTTACGCATTAACTTCAGATGTTAAAACATTGAGCTCAAATTTCTTATCCGTAAGTGGCAATGTAACTAACCCAGTTATTATTGTTTATACCACAGGATTTGGTACTACAACTTTCCCGATTCGCTGGAACACAGCGAAAATAACTGTCGTAGGTGCAGGAGGCGGGGGAGGTGGCGCTAGTAATGCCGTTAATGCAGCCGGCGCAGGTGGTGGATCTGGAGCCATGTCCATAGGTTATATTAGCGGTATTGGTGGTAGAACATATTCTTATAAAATTGGAGCCGGCGGTAGTGGAGGCGCAAATACTGGTGGTAATGGTGGCAATGGAGACAGGTCAAATGTTGTTATAACAAGCTTAAATTATGGTATTAGTGCATTGGGTGGCTCAGGCGGCAACGGTAATACCACTACAGGTACATCGGTTGCTGGTGGTGCTGCTGGATCTACTGCTGATGGTGGAAATGCTGCATATACATTCCCAGGAACAATTGGTGGTATAGGTGTTGCAAATGTAACTTTAGTAAATGCTTACGGAGGCAATGGTGGACCTGGTTATCTTGGTCAAGGTGGTGGTCAAGGCAATGCAGGTAGTACTGCAGGTGGTGGATCCCCAGGAACTTTTGGTGGTGGAGGCGGTGGTGCCAGAACTACAAACACCGGTGGAGCAGGTGGCAGCGGTATTGTAATTATCGAATTAATTGCTTAATTAGCAGTATCTAGATCCGAACCAATTTCATTTTTGTGAAATGGAAGAGCTTTAGATATCTTGTATAGAATGTGTTTGTCCTTGATGCCCAAGCCTCTTAGTCTTGTGTACTCTTTACGAAACGCTTGAATAAACTCGTCAGATAAACCGAAATTCCGTGGATAGAACAACCGACTTACTGTCTTGATTGATTTGTAGTTTTCTAGTATTGTGTCAGCCTGCTTATTGAATCTCACTAGTTATTTATTAAAGAACACCCTTTTCTTTGCTAGCCATTTCTCTTTGATCTCTTATGAGCTGTTCCATCTTATTGATTTCGTCCAGATTAACAAGACTTTGCTCTTCACCAAACATATCACCTTCTGGTGTAACATACATGGCTATTTGCTCTAACCTCTCTTCTGTGCTACCAGTGAGCTCAATTAATGCAGGACTATCGTTAGGAGGGAAGAATGGTGATACCTGTTGCGTTTGAATTTGCTTGTGTATTGCTCTGAACATGTTGTCTGTTTCAATAATAAACTGTGGATCTGTTTCACGATTAGTATCAGACACAACTGGACCCATTAAATCCCGGGTCATATAAAAGATTATATCCAAGGTTCTCATGCTCTTTTGAACACCACCAATGCACTTATTAACAAACTCCTCTGTGAACCCTTTCTTACCTTTCTCGTGAGCCCAGATTGTATATACAATATTATCGAGCGGACATCTATCGTAGGCAATCTTATCATGCGCAGTGTAGGGTGCTTGCTGTTGAAGCATAAAATCAAGAATAGCTTGTTGTGTCTTCTTGTCAGTTTTCTTGCTGTGCTTATCCCCTGTAATAATGCTACGGTATGTTTGTATTGGTGTTTTGTACTGCGACCATTTAGCTAAGAAAGCCTTTAATGTAGTGGTTTTACCTGTGCAAGCCGCACCGCTGAAAGCTATACGCATGATAATATTGTATGCTAATTTATGAGATTATCAACTGCCCCTTGTGGGGATCTGAATTGGAGGCACCGCGGGAGTCTGTGTTGTTGGCGATGGCGCTTGTGCAACAGGTGTTGTTGGTGCTGGTGTTGCAGCAGGTGCTTGAGGCTGCACAGTTGCAACCATTTTATCCAAAGCTTGTACTATTGGTGCAACATCAATGCCCTTGATCTTATCAGTTATAGCCTTTTTCATTTGCTGTATGTCTTGTGCAGTCTTAACTTCAGTCACAGTAACAAGACTCATTAAAAATGCGGCAATTGACCCACCTAACACTTGTTTTGCTTGTGCCGATTCTTGTTGATTGAAGAAACCTGTCTTTACTGCAGTTTCAATTAATGCATTTGTTTTGTCTTCAAAAGCATCAATTGCATTTAAATTTGTATTAAAGGCATTAAGATCTTTTAAACGCTTAGCTGCAGGTGTTGCGGGCTTGGCCTGAGCAGGTGCAGCTTGAGCCTCTGCTATTTTACTATAATTTTCAAATATTAAATGTGCATCACGCTTCATATATGTTATATATTTATTTAAACACCACCCATCAATCCAGGCAACATACCTAATAAGTTCATGCCTATATTTGCACCACCACCACCGGCTAGACCAGGCAGAACACCAATTAACCCACTAGCCAGGTTAGCTATACCTGCAGCTGGGGTACCTGCCATTTGACCAGCTATTCCGCCGAACACATTACCGCCATATTGATTATCATTTTGATTGCCGTATTGATTACCATACTGATTTTGGTTATATGGGTTGTATGTTTGCGGCCTACTAAAGAAGTTTGGTGGGTTATTGAAATTATCAGGTCTCATGAACTGCTGTGGTGCCATGTTTTGTCTTCCAAAAGGATTCGCCTGTGTTGCACCTTGAGGCACATTCTGTGGCATAAGTGTGCCAGGTGTACCCCGTTGACCTGGTTGACCAGGGATACGCGGTGTTGCAAATTGACCTAATGCAGCAGCTTGTGCAGGGGTGAGAACTCTGTCTCCAAAAGTATAGACTGGTTGTTGTGGTTGTTCCAAAGGTGCAATACCTGCATCCTGTAAAGCTTGTCTTGTTGTTTGAACCTGTTTGCCAGTTCTTGGGTCAGTATATGTTACAACTTCTTCACCGGGTTCTGTTTGAGGTGCATATGGATCGCCCCCTCCGGCACCGCCACCGGTTTGATCTTTTGCCCAGGTATTAATTTTACCCGTGGTATAATTATACGCATCACCAATTCTTGGCACAGCGCGCGCTCCGAGTTGTGCTTTTCCGTAACCACTTGTCGCACTCTTTTTCATGGCACCTGTTAGTTTGCTTGTTTTATCAAGCCCGGAAAAAGCCTTTTCAATATTCTTTGGGGTGTTTTTTGCAAAGCTAGTTGCATTACTACCCTTTGGTGCAGCTATACCAAGATCTTTATTTCTAACTCCCGATAATGTCAATTTACCTTGTCTGACACTGTTACTCACAAGAGTTTTTTGTGTTGCATTAATGACACCCTGGGACTCAAGTTTTGCGAGTAATTTTTCTGCAGCCACAGCTGCACCTGGTGTCTTTGATAGCGCCAGAAGTACCTTTTCACCAGCCACAGCAAGTAGCTTAGGATTCTTGGCAGCTCCCCTGGCTGCGGCCTTGGCAGCTGCCCATGGTACGGCACCCACACCACCAGCAAGTACTCCGAAATTAGGTAATGCGGCAAAGAGAGCCAGGACGAACAGTGTAACAGAACCAGGCCCAAAGTCTTGACCCATGTGCATTGCTGCACGACCTAGATCTCCGTAAGATAAAACACCTGTGGGGTCCAGGATTTTAGCTGCTGTCCATGCTGCTTCTTTTTTCCACCCTTCACCAACAACTACATCGTATTGCTTGTACGTAACCATGTGTTAATTATTTATTAAAGCATGCGTACACTATCTCAAGATATATAGAACCGCAGGTAAGCAGTATTATTAGCGATTTAGTACTTTGCCGAGTCTCTCTTTAAACTGAAGTACAAACTTTTCAACAAAGCTATCTAGCGCTTTGTTACCAGCTTTAACACCTTCAGCTTTAATAATATTGGTTAGTTGGTCTTGATCGAGCACTACTCGATAAGCCTCACTACCACCATTTTGACCAGCAATATTAACATCAATGTTTACAATCATACCAATGTTTATACCTAACAAAGGTATTATCAACTCTAAACTTTTAAGGCTTTATCCCAAATAATAAGTTGCAATCTTGGACTAAAATTCAAGTCATACTCTTTACACAAGGATGCTACTAGTTCTGCTTTTTGAACATGCTCTGCTCTACTACCACAACATGGCATGAGCCACACTCTATTGTGTGGGATATTAACCCCGTCTTTGTGGATATATTTCTCAAAAACCTCATCCAAATCTTTTGGTTCATTAATAACAAATTTGAACCCAGAACCATTTTCTGCATGCCATTTTAAGACAACTGGCTTATATCTCTTCTCCTCTGGGTCACCATTATTGGATAGCTTAGGTGAAGTTGTAAAGGTTGCTTTATACACCTTCCATCGTTCATCAGGCATGATTGTTGCATTAGTTTCAAAGTCAATTCTCGGAATAAATCCAAAACGCTTGGCGAAGGCTTGTACCAACTCTAGTAAAGCTTTCTGCTGAATGAGCGGTTCACCACCAGTAATCTTCCATATTGCGTTATGCTTTAAGTGTATGACATATCCAGAGCTCTCTAATAAGTTAAGAACTTCTTCCACAGTAAATCTATTCTTGACAGACCAGCTTACAAAGCTATCACAACCATTAGGAGAATCTGCTGAGGCAAACCCTTTGCATGTAAGATTACACATAGACAGCCTCATGAACACCGATGGCTGACCTACATACTCCCCTTCACCTTCAATTGTATAAAATATTTTATCGTCGCTTAAGAATATCGTTGTTTCAGCTAGCATTCAATTATTATAATACTATTAATATGGAAATCAATAGGACCGCTTGCTTGTTTTGCATAAATAATATAGATGTCAAAAAAAGACAGAGCGGCTAAAAAAGCTGCTAAGTTTCCAAAAGATCAAGATGGTATTCTTAGACCCGATATCTTCTTAAACTTCAAAATAGATCAAAAGTTTCACTTCAACGAGAGACACAAAGCCTTCGTGGACAAGGCCATGGATGATTCATCTCAAATCATTTTCTGTGATGGTCCAGCAGGCTCCTCAAAAACTTACTGTGCTGTATTCGTTGCATTAACTATGCTAAAGGAGAAGAAGATAGATGAAATAGTTTACATTAGAAGTATTGTTGAATCTGCCACCAGAAAATTAGGTAGTCTGCCCGGTGAAGTTGATGAGAAATTTAAACCTTGGAGCATTCCATTAGTAGAGAAGTGTGATGAACTTGTTGGTAAGCAAATTACAAATATGCTTTTTGATAGTAATTATATGAAGTGCATACCTGTTAATTTTCTCAGAGGCTCTACCTTTACAAACAGTGTTGTAATTGTGGATGAGGCACAAAATCTAGAACACAGCGAGCTTGTTACTATTTTGACTCGCTTTGGAAAAAACTGTAAGCTATTTGTTATCGGCGATACCAGACAATCCGATATCTTTGGTAAATCAGGTTTTGAAAAAATTATGACTGCATTCGATACAGAGGAAAGCCATGCAAATGGTATATGTGCATTTCATCTCACTGAAGAAGATATTACTAGAAGTAAGTTATTAAAGTTTATCGTGAAGGTTATATCCACGATAAAAATTAAAAGTGCTAAAGATTAGGCACCCCAACTAGTACCACCGAACGGGTTGCTCCAGCCTGTAGTTGTATGATTACCTACGCGGGCTTCTC